TTATACTATCATCGTCAATTCTCATAACATATTCATATTCTTTACAATATTTAAAAAAATGTTTTATCCAAAAATAACACATGATTCGATATTTTGCATTTCTCCAATAAGGTACAGGTGCACTACTAATACATTTATTCATTTTTTCTATATCTATATGTTCTGGTATTTTAAAGTCTTCAATATCTAATTTATTAAATGATAATAGATCTCTACATTCTGTGCGAACGCTCTTAAATATTTCTTCTTTACCTACATCATCATAATCACCTTCATGTAAAATTATGACAGGATATTTATATTTAGAATTATAATTTTTAAATAAAAAATATAAGCAATTTTTTAAATATATTTTTCTTTCTACAGTATTTTGTGTTAATATATATATAGCAGCATTTAGCATATTATTTATATAATTAATAATATAATATAAATGTTTATATATTATGTATTACTTTATAATAATTAATAAAATAATATAAATGTTTATATATTATGTATTACTTTATAATAATTAATAAAATAAGAAATGATATAATTAATGATATTTCAAACTATGTAGAGACATATATAATTACTTATATTATTAATTATATATACATATTTATATATAATGTTATTAATTACATAAATCTTTTTATATGTTATATGGTTTATATATTAATATATAATATTTTATTATTCATGATATGTTTTATGATAAATTATATTATTTATTAGATGTAAAACCATTTAAATAATTATTATTATATATTTTATAAGAAGATATATCTGCATCACAAACAACATCTTTAAAAAAAGCAAAACTATATAATACAATATCACTTTTCTTATCATAATTTATATAGATAGGATATGATTGATTTAATTTAATTTCATCTTTTTTTATAAAGTCAGTTTTAGAATTATTAATATAAAATGTAATTTTTTCATTATTAATTATTAAACCCATAAATGTATAATAGTCGTTAAATATATCTTCACTAATATTATAAATATTATATTCTTGAATGTTTATCTTTATTTGTATAGTATATGTTTTTTTGATATGCATTTGTTTATAAAATGAAAATTCATTAGAATGATTTTTTTCAACTTTACTACATTTAGTTCCTTCAATATTTTTACAATTATTTTTATAAAAACTATCATTTTCAATAGTACTTTTTTCATATTCGTTAAATTTATTAATATTATTATGCAAACTTATCATAAAATTATTACAATCTTCATCTGTTTTACATTCAGAATCTATATTATTGACTATGATATCACTTGAATCAATAATATTTATTGAAATTAAATTTCCATCATTTTTATTATTAATATACATTAAATTATTTACAATATTATTATTATTTCTAAATTTAAATATTAATAGATATGTAGATATATCTAATGAGGATGTATTATAAAATAAAGGTACATACATACTATTATCTGTTTTAACATAATTATTGTATTTTAGTTCAGTTATTCTAAAAGATTCCCAATCTTTTTCTGTAAATCTCATATTTCCTGCATCCAGATTTTTTTTTAACTTTTTGAAACTTTCCTCATTACTTTTATATTCAATATTTTCATCTTTATTTACTTTATCATTTTTTTCCCACATTAATCCAAAAGCTTCTTCATTATAATTATTAGGTATATTTATACTAATATTTGCGTCTTTTATATTAAAACCATTTACATTAGGATTTAATGGGTATTTTTCAATATATGGTTTTTTTGAAAAAGTAACAATTATATTATCACTATTCTTACTTTTATTATCTATTAATAATTGTGTATTATCTAAATTATCTACATTATATGATGAAATCAAAAAAATTAAATATTTCTTTTTTAATAATCTTTCAATTTTAAACTTATAAATTATATTTTTATTACAAGTTATTGTATTATATTCATCATTATCATCGTATTTGTTTTTATCTTCTTCCATAAAGTCTTCTAATATAATAGGTTCACTATTTGTTTTTACATTTTTTTTTTCTACAATTTCTTCAAAATCCTCAACTATTATTTCATCATCTTTATTGTAACCCATATATCTTTTAAAATATTTAAATATTTTAGAAATATTACATTTATTAGATAATAACGTTAATATCAAAAATATCCCAGATAAAAATCCAATTATATACATTAAAATATCTGACATTTCAACTTTATCTATTAATATACATAATTAAAAAAATATATAAGAAATATTTTATTAGTATAATTCATATAGTAATGGAAAATAACGTAGACTTTATGACTTTTATAAACAAAATGAATAAAATATCGAAAAAAAAGAGTAAAAGTGTAGTTATAAAAGAAAGTAGTGATAGTGATAGTGTAGATGAAAATGAAATAGTTACAAATAAAGATATTGGTGAAGATGATAGTGAAACAAAAGATAAGTCTGATAAAAAAAGCGAATCAACTTCTACAGAAGAAGAAGACGAAGAAGATGATGATGATGACGATGATGATGACGATGATGATGATGACGATGATGATGATGATGATGATGATGATTTAACAGAAGATAAATTATATAATCTATTAAATACTTTTTTTATAGACGAATATGGTGTTACAGTTGCTACGTCAATGTCAAATATAGCATATGAATTACATAAATTAAATAGTAATATTAGTAAATATTTGAAAAAATAAAAAAGATATATAATATATGATGAATTCGGGAATTGAAGAAAATAAATGGTATTGTAAAAAATGTAATAAAATGATACAAAATTGTATTGATATTGATTATCATAATGATACAATACATCCAAACTTTGATGATATTTATATTAAATCTTGGTATATGAAAGGTAAGAAAACAATGTCTCCATATGATTAATTTATATAATATAATTTTTCCATAACTTCTTATCTAATTTATGATTATTATTATTTTCATCTTTTAGATATAATCCAAATTTACCAATATGTAAATAATAAGATTTATTCAGATATATTACATTTTTAGGTAATGATGCTAAAAATACTATTTCTTTTTCATTTAATTTTTCAACATGTTTTTTTTTCCATTTAAGATAAGGGTCAATATTAGTATAAATATTTGTTTCTTTATTGTAATAACAATTACCAAAACGGGTCTTTATTAAACCTGTATCATATTCTTTTATTATTTTATTATTTAATGATGTTGTTGATGGTATTAGAGATATAGAATTAGATATTTTTTCATAAATATTATCAAGTATAACTTTTTTTTTATTTTTAGCACAAATTATATCATCAAGATCATTTTCCATTTTTGAAGTAAACTTAAGATCACATAAATAAGGCATTACTTCACATATATAATTAATAATGTTGATACCTAACTCAGTAGGTATTAATAAATCTTTTTTATTTCCTCCAATATTAATATTTGTTTTTTTTATAATTATATCATCACTTTTATATTTTTTAATAAAATTTTCAATTTCATATTCTTGATGTGGATTTTGTCCGAATATAATATATTTTTTATCTAATAATTTATCAACAATAGATGAATATGTCGATGGTCTCCCAATACCTTCTTTTTCCAATTCTTTAATCAATTGTATTTCATTATACATAGACGGAATATTGTCAATTATTCCATTTGCTAAATATTCCCGTGAATAACAATTATTATTAATCAACTTTATAAAGTCATCATATAATTCATTTTTATTATCGTATATTATATTATACCCATTAAATGTCATAAATGTTTTAAGTGATGTAAAAACATATTCAGATGATTCGCATTTTTCTTTTGTATAAAAGGTTATTATAAAGTCAGTATGTTCGCAATCTGTCATTAATGATGCTAATGTTCGCTTTCTTATTAAATCGTAAAGTTTTATGTGACTTTCAGTACATTTATCAAAATTACAGTAAATAGTAGTAGCATTTGTTATCCTTATAGCTTCATGTGCTTCTTGTGCATTCTTAATATTTGTTTTATAAGTTCTGTGCTTGGCATATTTACATTCATATGTTTTTTTGATATAATCTAATATTTTCGTTTTAGAATCTTCACATATGTTTGTAGAATCTGTTCTTATGTATGTTATTAATCCATTTTCATATAAATCCTGTGCAAGTTTCATTGTATTTTTCGCATTAAACTTATATTTATTATAACAATCTTGTTGCATTGTTGTTGTGGTATAAGGAGGAGGAGGTGATGTATAACGTATTTTAATTTCATAAGTATTTAAATAAATAGTATTTGTTTTAAGTTTATTAAGAATAGCTTTAACATCTAATATATTTCTTAATTTAAATTGTGTTTTTAGAACTCCAATCATAGATGTTTTATCAAATATAAATTTACACTCAATATTCCAATAAGGATTAACTTCTTTTTTGATTATGATATTTCTTTGATTTATACAGATAATTAATCCTGCTATTTGAACTCTACCAGCGCTTAAACTATTAATGTTAAATTTACTCCATAAAATAGGAGATACTTTATATCCTATTAATCTATCAACTATTCTTCTTGTTTCTTGAGCGTTAACTATATTAACATCTATATTTCGGGGATTACATATAGCATTTTTAACTGCTGATTCAGTAATTTCATTAAAACTAATACGATGACATATTTTATTTTTAATAAGATCTTTAATACAAGTCATTATATTATTTGCAATTGCTTCTCCTTCGAGATCAGGGTCAGCTGCTAAATATATTATATCAGTTTTTCTAACTAAATCTCTTATATTTTTAATAATTTTTTCATTAGTTTTGATATATTCAATTTTCCATGTTTTAGTATCAAAACCTAATTTATCTTTTGGTAAATTATATATATGTCCGCTTGAAAATGTAACTATTAAATCAGGGTCTTTTAAATAGTTTTTAATTGTTTTAGTTTTAGTATAACTTTCTACAATTATTAGGGACTTCATATAATTTATGAGATTATCTAAATACGTAGATTGAATATATCATTTTTTTAAAAGATGTTAATTATATAAGATATGTTATTTTATTTACCTTGGAAACATCAAAATAAACGTGTATATAGTTGTAATATAAATGATAATGTTGATAATGTTGCTAATGTTGATAGTATAAGAGATTGGACCATATCACAAAATCCTTCAAATGAAAGGTCAACACATTGGTGGTATAATGAATTGCCTTACGATATTCATAAGCGTTTTTATAGTATAGCAAAATGTGATAAAATATATGATATGTTTAATTCGGTATTAGGGAATGATTATTGCATTGATATTTTAGACGATATGAATGAAATATATATATCAGCACCAACAGAAACAAGTAAATTAAATGATACTTCAGATAATATTTTCTATACGAGACATATAGATGGTCCGTATTTTTATATTCCTTTTGCATCTTGTTATCGTTTAATAGTTGGATTAGACGATAATAAAGAAATATCTACAGTTTTCAATTTAATTCCTGAAGTCCATACATTGAAGAAATGTGATGTAGTAGCATTTGATTTTCATAGAGAATGTCATTATATAGTTAAAAACAATATAGAAGAAAAAAATAAAGAAATGAGAGTAATTTTAAAAATTCATTATTGTGTATATCCTTACTGGGCTTATTATATAGGTAAGTTATTAGGTAAGTTATCTATAATATATAATAAAAACTTTCGTAATTTATTCTTATTTACACTAAATACAAATAGTACATATGAGAAAATAGTTGTAAAGTCAATGATTCTAACAACTAAACTAGTTCATGATATTGAATTTTATATAGGATATAATAATATTAGTTTTATATTCATAATATTTTGCTTTTCATTAAAAACTAATTATTACGTTTTTTTATTTTGTACTTCATTCGTTCATTATTTTAGAATTATAGATTCTGTAAATAATAATTGTAATAATCTAATTTTAAAACGTGATTATAGATTGTATAATGTAATTTATATAATACAACTATTATACTTATGTTATTTACATAATATTTTAAGTTCAATAAGAAGTTATTTTATATATTTAATATATTTAATATATATTATACCATATCAACATATTATTAATTTTTGTAAAATAGTATTGTTATTACATTTATTTAATAATGATTATTTATTTACTTTAAATAATATATACGTATCTTCTCATTTATTACTTAGTAGTGTTGAATATTTTCAAGATTTTAATATTAATTATTTATAAAGTTTTAAGAAAATAAAAAGATTATGTACTCGATTTTCCTTAAGTAGCATAATATGATATCATATTGTATATACAAAGTGGGCGAAATGAGAATACTTTATTTTATTAAGAATGTATTTTGAGTACATAATTAATTATATTGAAAAGTTTTAGAGACTTCAAGAATATTAAGAAAATAAAAAGATTATGTAGTCGATTTTCCTTAAGTAGTATAATATACTATGATATCATATTGTATATACAAAGTGGGCGAAATGAGAGTATTCTATTTTATAAGTATATATATTTGAGTACATAATTAATTATTTAGAAAAGATTTAGAGATTTTAAGAATATTAAGAAAATAAAAAGATTATGTACTCGTTTTTCCTTAAGTAGCATAATATATAAATAGAATCACATTGTATATACAAAGTGGGCTAAATAAGAATACTTTATATTACAAATAAGATAACATTGTATATACTAAGTGGGCGAAATGAGAATACTTTTTTTTATTAAGAATATATTTTGAGTACATAATTAATTATATTGAAAAGATTTAGAGATTTCAAGAATATTAAGAAAATAAAAAGATTATGTACTCGATTTTCCTTAAGTAGCATAATATACTATGAGAACACATTGTATATACTAAGTGGGCGAAATAAGAATACTTTTTTTTATTAAGAATATATTTTGAGTACATAATTAATTATTTAGAAAAGTTTTAGAGATTTAAAGAATATTAAGAAAATAAAAAGATTATGTACTCGTTTTTCCTTAAGTAGCATAATATATAAATAGAATCACATTGTATATACAAAGTGGGCTAAATAAGAATACTTTATATTACAAATAAGATAACATTGTATATACTAAGTGGGCGAAATGAGAATACTTTTTTTTATTAAGAATATATTTTGAGTACATAATTAATTATATTGAAAAGATTTAGAGATTTTAAGAAATTTAAGAAAATAAAAAGATTATGTACTCGATTTTCCTTAAGTAGTATAATATACTATGATATCACATTGTATATACTAAGTGGGCGAAATAAGAATACTTTTTTTTATTAAGAATGTATTTTGAGTACATAATTAATTATTTAGAAAAGATTTAGAGATTTCAAGAATATTAAGAAAATAAAAAGATTATGTACTCGTTTTTCCTTAAGTAGCATAATATATAAATAGAATCACATTGTATATTCAAAGTGGGCTAAATAAGAATACTTTATATTACAAATAAGATAACATTGTATATACTAAGTGGGCGAAATAAGAATACTTTATTTTATTAAGAATATATTTTGAGTACATAATTAATTATATTGAAAAGATTTAGATATTTTAAGAAATTTAAGAAAATAAAAAGATTATGTACTCGATTTTCCTTAAGTAGCATAATATACTATGATATCACATTGTTTTTTTATAAGTTATAAAGTATATATATTTGAGTACATAATTAATTATTTAGAAAAGATTTAGATATTTTAAGAAATTTAAGAAAATAAAAAGATTATGTACTCGTTTTTCCTTAAGTAGCATAATATACTAAGTGAATCATGTTGTATTTTTAAACATTATAAGTGAATATATTTTGAGTACATAATTAATTATATTGAAAAGATTTAGAAGTTTTAAGAATATTCAGAAAAATAAAAAGATTATGTACTCATTTTCCTTAAGTAGCAATAATATACAATGATATCACATTGTTTTTTTATAAGTTATAAAGTATATATATTTGAGTACATAATTAATTATTTAGAAAAGATTTAGAAGTTTTAAGAATATTCAGAAAATAAAAAGATTATGTACTCATTTTCCTTAAGTAGCATAATATACAAAGTAATTACATTGTTTTTTAAAGATTATAAGTTAATATATTTTGAGTACATAATTAATTATTTATAAAAGATTTAGATATTTTAAGAATATTCAGAAAAATAAAAAGATTATGTACTCATTTTCCTTAAGTAGCAGAATATGCTAAATGATTCATAATGAATATTATTATATTATAAGTGAATATATTTTGAGTACATAATTAATTATTTATAAAAGATTTAGATATTTTAAGAATATTAATGAAATAAAAAGATTATGTACTCATTTTCCTTAAGTAGCAGAATATGCTAAATGATTCATAATGAATATTATTATATTATAAGTGAATATATTTTGAGTACATAATTAATTATTTATAAAAGATTTAGATATTTTAAGAATATTAATGAAATAAAAAGATTATGTACTCATTTTCCTTAAGTAGCATAATATGCTAAATGATTCATAATGAATATTATTATATTATAAGTGATTGTATTTTGAGTACATAATTAATTATTTATAAAAGATTTAGAGATTTAAAGAAATTTAAGAAAATAAAAAGATTATGTACTCGATTTCCTTAAGTAGCATAATATAATAAGAGAACACGACGAAATATTCTATATTATAAGTGAATATATTTTGAGTACATAAAAAATTATATTTTTAAGAAAAGTTTTAGAAGTTTTAAGAATATTAAGAAAATAAAAAGATTATGTACTCGATTTCCTTAAGTAGCATAATATACTAAGTGAATCATAAATAATATTCTATATTATAAGTGAATATATTTTGAGTACATAAAAAATTATATTTTTAAGAAAAGTTTTAGAAGTTTTAAGAATATTAATGAAATAAAAAGATTATGTACTCGATTTCCTTAAGTAGCATAATATCCTAAGTGATTTATAAAGAATATACTTTTATTATAACCGATTATATTTTGAGTACATAATTAATTATTTAGAAAGATTTTAAAAGTTTTAAGAAATTTAAGAAAATATAAATATTATGTACTCGTTTCCTTAAGTAGCATAATATATACGATGAGAATACAAATAATATTATATTTTATAACCGATTATATTTTGAGTACATAATTAATTATTTAGAAAAGATTTATAAGTTTTAAGAAATTTAAGAAAATAAAAAGATTATGTACTCGATTTCCTTAAGTAGCATAATATACTATGATATCATATTTTTTTTATAAGTTATAAAGTATATATATTTGAGTACATAATTAATTATTTAGAAAAGATTTATAAGTTTTAAGAATATTCAGAAAATAAAAAGATTATATACTCGATTTTCCTTAAGTAGCATAATATATAAATAGAATCACATTGTATATTCAAAGTGGGCGAAATAAGAATACTTTATATTACAAATAAGATAACATTGTATATACAAAGTGGGCGAAATAAGAATACTTTTTTTTATTAAGAATATATTTTGAGTACATAATTAATTATTTAGAAAAGTTTTAGAGATTTAAAGAATATTAAGAAAATAAAAAGATTATGTACTCGTTTTTCCTTAAGTAGCATAATATATAAATAGAATCACATTGTATATTCAAAGTGGGCTAAATAAGAATACTTTATATTACAAAAAGATAACATTGTATATACAAAGTGGGCGAAATGAGAATACTTTATTTTATTAAGAATATATTTTGAGTACATAATTTATTATTTTGAAAAGATTTAGAGATTTTAAGAATATTCAGAAAATAAAAAGATTATGTACTCGTTTTTCCTTAAGTAGCATAATATAATATGATATCATATTGTATATACAAAGTGGGCGAAATGAGAATACTTTATTTTATTAATAATGTATTTTGAGTACATAATTTATTTTTTAGAAAGATTTAAAAAGTTTTAAGAATATTGAGAAAATAAAAAGATTATGTACTCGATTTCCTTAAGTAGCATAATATACAAAGTTAATTATGTTGTATTTTTAAAGATTATAAGTGAATATATTTTGAGTACATAAAAAATTATATTTTTTAGAAAGATTTAAAAAGTTTTAAGAATATTAAGAAAATAAAAAAATTATGTACTCGTTTTCCTTAAGTAGCATAATATCCTAAGTGAATCATGTTGTATTTTAAAAGATTATAACAGATTGTATTTTGAGTACATAATTAATTATATTGAAAAGTTTTAGAGATTTAAAGAATATTGAGAAAATAAAAAGATTATGTACTCATTTTCCTTAAGTAGCATAATATGATAAAGTGATTCATAAATAATATTCTTTTATTATAAAGTAAATATAATTTTTTAGAAAGACTTTATAAGTTTCAATAATTTAAAGAAAATAAAAAGATTATATACTCATTTTTGTAGAGATTATATATATGTCTAATACACCCAAAGATATACTATTATATGAAAAAATAAAAAAAAATATATTCTTATTAAATCCTATAAACTCAGCATATAGATCAGGACATTTAGTTAAAAGTTATATTAAAGCATATAAAGAAAAATATAAAAATGATAATGCTTATACATGTATCAAAAAAGAAGATATTGGATTAGCAAGATGGTATAAAGAAAAATGGACTAATCAACGAGGAGAAATAGGATATATGAAAAAAGGAGATATTTATAGACCATCAAAACGCATAACTATAGATACTCCTAAAACATACGACGAATTAACCAAAAAACAAATAATAAATGCTGTGAAAATTAAGAATATAAAAGGTCGTGTAAATAAATTTTAATTTTACATAATATTAAAAATATAAACTAATATATATATAGAAAAAGAGAATATGAATACACTTTATTTTTACATCTATTTAATTATTACAATAAGTGCTACTATTGCTTTTACAATACTTAGATGTATATATGATATTAAATATTTAGATGTATTATTTTATCCAAATCCTAATAATCATATAACAGCTGATACAACATATCTTCTAATACACATATTAGTAAACTTTATATTAGGATTTTTATTTGGATTTCAAATTATAATTGGAATGTTTGTAAAAATTATGTTATTTGATGTATATCTTTATAGTATGGAAAGATGTGATGTTTTTAACACTTCCAAAATATCAAACTTAATTATAACAATCATTATATCATTAATAAGTTATACAACAGGTTCTTTAATTAATAAGATATACAATTAAAAAAAATATAAAAATACAAACATATAATATAGAAATATATTTACATTGTAATCTTTTTGATGAGGGTGTTGATGCTCTTAGAACAACTGGTGAAGCTAAATAAGTTTCGCAAAGGACACTTAAAATAGAATTCCTTATCAAAATTATTAATGTTGAAATCATGATTATAACGATCAGTAGCATCAATATATTCTTCATTCAATTGATTTCTCATATACTTAAATATACACGCATCATGCATTTTTGAACCATTTATAATACTCTTTTTATCAGAAGCCTCAATGGATAATGAAATACTTCCATTCGTCTTCTTGAATCCAGACATACAAATGCAACATAATTCTTTTTTATTATTACATTGTACGCTCATATTTCCACACATATTAATCGGCATGTTTTCAATCGTCCACGAAGGCACTTTCAACGACATTTTTTCCAAGCGATCACATACAGAATAATTAAACTTAATAGTATTATCAAAGTTCTTGATATTCAAACAAAAGTCGGTTTTGTATTCGATGATGTCGGACATAACCTTGAGTTCTACTTTCTTTTTGTCTAAAACACTCATTTTATCAATTATTGTACCCGTATTACGCGAGATTGTAATACCATTTTTCGTCATTAAGAACATATTACATAAGAAGTCCAGATTTCCGAAAGGTGGTTGGTTATAAGAATTGATACGCACTACAATATCTAAACTAATATTGATAGTAACTCCATCACTAATGAAAGGAATCTTACCAATAGTAATATTGAACGATAATTTAGTGATACTTGATACTGACAATCCGAAATACTTATTGTCAGAATTAGTTGTGTATTCCGAAGTAAATGCTATGTTTTTACCACCAAAGTCTTCGAAAATCATGATTTTAATACTATCTACAATTGTTTTCGCAGATAAGTCATCAGAAACGCAAATGTCTAAATCTTTGGCAACAATTGTACGCCCATGTGTTTCAGGATGATACTGTTTATTCCAGAACTTTTTAGAGTCCCATTTATGAGTATCATTAAACAAATGGGTATAGTGATTTGAGATAATTTTATCTCTAACATAACCACCGAATACAATACCATCTAATTCAAATACTTTACTTACAATACGAGTATGAGTAATGTTCCTGAGATGATCGGGGGAAAACTCAACTTTAGCAAATGATGACATTATGGTTAAAGCTGATTATAAAAGTGAATGTGGTTTTTTATTGTTTTATTTCTTTGAAACTTTATAAGAAAACGCAAGGGTCTTTCTATAAGATTACTTAAACTAAAAGTTCGGCAATATCTTAATATTTTATGCGTATAATCAATTTTTTATAGTATTTACAAAATATAGAACTTTTTTATCCTATGTCATTTTCTATTTTTGCTTTAGAATATGCATACATCACATTTTCAGCTGTATCAATAGGTAATATATAGTCTTTAGAACCATAAAACTCAGGACCTTTACGTGAAGAACGATTTATTAATGTTCTAAGAGCATTAATATCGTGTAATTTATATTGTAATTTAATTATATTATTATCATTGTCTGTAAACATTATAAATACAGAAGATATAATTTTATTTATACCATCGGGCATATAAAAACTATTAGGATACTTGAAAACATTTTCAAATTTACCCGATGAATCAACATTAATAAGGTTTGGAGTATTTTCAAATGCTATTTCATGATTTGGAAAAGGTAATCCTGAACCAGAATAATTAGACATTCTATCTATAGGATTTGGTGCTGTTATAATAATATTTCTATAATTACCAGGATTTTTAATATTACCAATAATGTTTAATTTTGAATAATCATGACTAAATATAATTTTAAAATTTACATATTCATCATTGAATATCATTATTAATACTTCTATATTTTATATATAGAATTATTTATAAGAATATTATCAATATAAAAATTATTGAACTCGTGTACTTGTTCCAAGACCGTTTTTATTTACCTCTATTTTTTCACAACTTGTAGCAGTACATTTAACGATATATCTTTCAGGATACATTGTACCATTTTCACTAAAAGGTCTATTACAAGGGGCACATGGTGATAATGAATCTAACATATTTAATCTATTGCGTTCAATAAGTTTTTCTGCATTTTCTTGTAAAAAAACTCTACTTTCATAACTACTCTTTACCATATTATTTGTATATAAATCAGTCATAAGTTCCGCATTTACCATACAACGTGGTCTATAATCGGTAAAAGAACGTCCATCAGACATTTTTATAGGACAATGCGGTTTAGGTTCTATGGTAGAATTATAACTCATAATATTTATTATCTATACACTTGCAATATTTTTTATTTTTGTTTTTTTAAGCTTTCGATAATACGAGATACTAATTGAGATTTAGTTCCTTCAATATTCAATTGTTTTTCAATACATTCTTCTTTTAATTTATCTATAGTAAATGCTTTATATTTTTTTGTTAATGTTTTATCTTGATCATTAATAAAAGTGACCTCTGATGAAACTGAAGCGTTATCTGAGTTATCAAATGTAGTTTCTTTATTCACCTCGCCAACATCATAAAATACTTTATTGTCATTTGAAACAGTAATATGTGTAATTGAAATATCTTCATCGGTAGTTAGTGACTTTTCTTTTGAAAGTTCCGATACAACTTTAGGAATTAAATCTATTTCATCGATATAGTCTTTATCGTCATTTTCTAATATGATATCATCATCAATTATAATAACATTATCGTTTATTTTGTTTTCATTAATAGGTATTTTACAAAATCCTCCATTATTTTTTTTTTTATCGGGTATAATACTATCTTTAAATATTTCATTCATTGTTTTATCATATTTTTCCCAGGTCTTTTCTTGTAATTCACTTCTATCACTCTTTTTTATAATATTAACTCTTTTTTCTAATAAAAAGAAATTACCTTCTAAAATAGTAAGCTTTCTCCATAGAAACATTATTAAAAATACTAAAATTGC